ACCCAAGCTTTACGTGGGGAATCCAATTTGAAGAGAAGAAGAGTCTAGCAGAGCCAAATGCTCACACGAGACTCAATAAATCAATAAGAAGTTTTGTGAGATATCTCCCGAACCATCTTAAGTCGGATCAAAACGTTATGGTGGGTGCTAACGAAGGCACCTCAGATGTTGTAGGATGTATTCTTGATGCTGATAGGTACAACAACAATATCTTCTCTCTAGAGAGGATCGAAGTCCTTACTGGGTCCAACAATCGACCAGATCCGATACAATGGGCAGTGGCCTCTTATAGAAGAGATGGAACTGCTTTGGGTACGTTCAATAATATCGATGGAACTTCCTCCGGCAAAGGAAGGCTTGTTGATCCTTCTCTAGACTTTACACACTTACCATCTAGAAAATACCTTAAATTCACTTTCCCACTCCAAGGTGGTTTTGACGGAAGTAATATTTTTGTTGAAGATAAAGTAAAATTTAAAGATAATGCTATTAGAAGAGAAATGGATAATGCAACTGCCCAGGGAGGCACAGCAGGCCCAACAATTGCAGGAATTAGAAAAGCTATTGATGTCTTGGAAGAGAAGTCTGACGTCGACATTAAATTGCTAGTAACTCCTGGCCTTAGACATGAATCAGTCACTGATTATGCAGTAGAATCTACTGAGAGAAGATTTGATGCAATGTATATTATGGATATTGAAGAAAGAGATTCAGTAAACTCATTCGTGACTTCCTCAGCAGATCAAATAATCAATGTTTCACATACAGCCAACAGGTTTGCTAATAGAAACCTAGATTCTTCGTTCGCTGCTGCTTACTTCCCTGATGTTGTTATCGAAGATCCTTCGACTAAGTCAAATGTACAATGCCCACCATCAGTTGCTGTTCTTGGCGCGATGGGTTATAATGATGCTGTAGCACATCCCTGGTATGCACCCGCGGGATTCAACCGCGGTGCATTAGGCTCCGTGATAGAGTCACAAGTAAAGTTGAATCAATCAAATCTTGATGATCTATATGAAGTTGATATCAACCCGATCGCAACTTTCGGACATACAAAGGACATTGTAATCTTCGGACAGAAAACTATCTTGGCTAATAAGAGCTCTCTTGATCGTGTTAATGTTAGAAGGCTTCTTATTGAGATACGTCGCAGAGTCAAGTCAGTCGCGAATAGCTTACTTTTCGAACCAAATAGAGCTTCGACCCTGGAAAGATTCAGTGCATTGGTTAGCCCGATTTTATCACAAATTCAATCACAACAAGGCCTTGATAGATTCAAAGTACAGATTGATACTACAACCACTACTCAGGCAGATGTAGAAAACAATACAATTAGAGGGAAGATATTCTTACAGCCTACAAGAACAGTAGAGTTTATCGCACTTGATTTTGTTGTCACAAATGCTGGAACTGAAATCTAAAAACAGACAACGAGTATATTTAATAAGGTAAAACCTCTTAAGGAGAGATTAAAAAAATGGCAGATACACTTTCAGTCACAGAAATGCTTCCTAATAAATTTGAGCCAAAAAGAAAGTTCAGATGGATATTTGCAGTCGAAGGCATTGATTCGTTTTTGATGAAAACAGCAGCGCGCCCTTCAATAACAACTGAAGAGCAAGAAATAAGTTATATAAACCATACACGCTATGTTGCAGGAAAGACAAAGTTTGACGCTCTTAGCGTTACTTTACATGATCCTATTGCTCCCTCCGGAGCCCAGCAGGTAATGGAATGGGTTCGAACTCACTTCGAGTCAGTTTCAGGCCGCGGCGGCTATGGAGACTTCTATAAAAGAGACTGTCAACTCAAACTTCTTGATCCTGTAGGGACAGTAGTTGAACTCTGGGATATCAAGGGTGCTTTTTTAACAGCAGCATCATTTGGTGACTTGGACTACGGCGCATCAGATCCAGCAGAAATTTCTCTTACTATTAGATTCGATAACTGCGTTCTCCAATACTGATATAGACAAAATCCTTAAGAGCTATAAGAAGCCTCCAATGTCATTAGACATTGGAGGCTTTATGCTTTTAATAGTAAAAAATGTTTATAATTAGAAGATTTTAAATAAAATTTCAACATTATCACTTGTTAGATGTTTATCCAACTCAATAAGTAGTTATATACGCGTAAACAGTAGGATGAAATATGTCAATAGAATCAATGGCCGGCGTTACAACAGCAGCTACAGATGTTGTAGCCACACCAAAAACCTATTTGGCCGGGAAACCAGAAAATAGTTTAGGTATTGTTATCGGAACGTCCGTCCGCGGCCCAGCTTTTATTCCAGTACCGTTCTCTAATAATACTGACTTCGTCGATCTCTTTGGCAAAATTGACGCATTTAGCTTTGGTAAACTTGCATTAAGAAACTGGTTAAACTATTCAAATGGATCTTATTTAAGACTTTTAGGCATCGGCAACGGCAAAAAAAGAAATAAAACAGGGATTAATGCTGGCTATATTACTAACGCAGGATTCACAGTAGGACAAAAGCTTGTTGCTACTAGTAGCGGATTCATTGCTGCAAGTCATAGAGCCTATTTTGGTGGCCCGCTAGGTAGGACTTACTTTCTTGGATGCTTTATGTCAGAGTCGCTCGGAAGTACAATATTTAGTGACGCAGGCCTAGTCCATCCTACATCAGCGACCGGCACGCCTGGAGCTATACCTATTCTTAGAGGAGTACTAATGGCACCCTCAGGTGTTATTTTATCCTTGGGTACAAAAGCTGCTGCTAATAACGTACCACTGTCTCAACCAGCCATGGCTGCGTATAGTTCTACAGAAGATGCAGGTTTGTCTTTTGGTGATATCAACACAAAAGAAGGCACTTCCCAAGAAATTGTCTTGTTACTTAACGGTCATAAATCTACTGATGATTATAAGAATATAATTTCTGCATCTTTAGATCCCAACGCCACACTTGATTCCGACATCGGCGCCCCCTATTTTGCAACAGCATTTAATACAAATCCTGCCCTGATACAGGAAGCAGGTCATTATTTACATGTTCATTATGACGTCCCAACCATTTGGGCCGACCCTACTGGTTCTTTGTTGACTAGTCATGTTGATGACGTAAATATTGAAACATCTGTGTCAGGTGACGCTGTTAGAAAGTTTCAAACAGTGTTTTTACTAACATCCAGTTTACCTAGAAACTCCGGGTCTTCAACTGAAGAAAACTACATGGGGACTCCAAATTTTGAAAACTATCAAAATAGATTTTCAACACCCTTCTCACCGTTTGTGACATCTCAAGATATCGCAGGAAAGACTCAAAATTTATTTAGAGTGCATGCAATCTCTAACGGTAAACCAGACAATTATCCACAGCACTATCCTACAACAGCAGAACAAGAATCTGAAATGACTGCTGGGATTGACTTTCCACTAAAAATAACGATATGTAAAATATTACCAACTACTGAAGAACATCGATATGCCTCGTTTGATTTAATAGTGAGAAAATTTTATAGTATTGACGAAGTAGACACAAACCCAGCCGCAATGATAGGCCTCGAGACATTTACAAACTTAAATTTAGATCCCGGGAGTGCTAATTTTATAACAAAAAGAATCGGTGATATGCACACTTATTATAACTTTGATAAAATTCCGTCTGAACAAAGAATTGTCAAGGAAGGAAAGTATCCCAATGTGTCACAATACATCAGAATTGAAGTAGATCCAATAATAGAGACTAAAACGATGGGTTCTGATGTTATGCCAACCGGCTTCAGGGGTTTGAATCACTTAGTAATGTCTGGATCGACTGTCTATGGTCCAATATTAACAGGATCAGCAAATGTAAAGCCCGGAACAACTGTGGGCGGTCTCTTAACATATCACGGAGTAAAGACTGATACTGTGTCGAGAGTTTCACAGATTCCCGTGCCCATGAGAGAAAATATTTTTATTGTAAATGCCACCAGCGATAAACAGGTAAACTCATCGCTTACTTGGGGTGTCCAATTCACAGAAAAATCTGAATTAGTAAATAAAAATCAGTCTACTCGAGTAAACAAAAATGTTCGAAGTCTTGTGGAATATTTTCCTGACTTTCATACAAATTTTCAAAACCCATGGGTTGGAAACAATTATGGTAAATCCGATATAAACGGATGTATTCTAGATGCTGATAGATTTAATAATAATGGTTTTAGTTTAGAAAAAATAGAAGTGATTTATGATACACTTACTAATTTACCAGATAGTGGTCAGTGGATAGCTGCAGCCTACAGAAGAAACGGAAAAGCTGTAGGCACCATGGTCGCAGCCGACGGAACTAGCGAATCTCCATCAAGATTACTTCTTGCTTCCGACTTTTTCCAAACTTCAGGTAATCCGATTACAAATTATCTGAAGTTTACATTTCCACTTCAAGGAGGCTTTAATGGATACAATATATATGATAGCCAGAAAGCCTCATTTAGTGATGTAGCTGTTAAAAGAGAAGTAGGAGATACAGAGCAGGGAAGGAAAAATGGCCCAACATTTGCAGCTTATAAAAAAGCATTAGATGTAATCAGAGACAAAAATTATGATTTTACGACGCTTGCTATACCAGGAATAAGAACTGAGTCTATAACAAATGTTGCAGTAGATACAGCTGAAGATAGATTTGACATGTTTTATGTTATGGACATTGAGCAATATGACGAAAGTGGTGCAGATATTCAAGAATCTGGAAATTCTGTACATGCAGTTAATACTATCAATGCTTTTGCAGAAAGGTTTATTAATAGCTCCATGGCAGCTGCTTATTTTCCTGACTTGATTGTGGACGACGCGTCCATTTTAGGTGCCGGCGACGAGCTTGTAATTCCACCATCTGTTGCATTGATGGGAGTATTATCTCAACAGGATGCAACTAATGGTCATGGAACAAGAGTAACAGGAGTTAAAAGAGGAAATTTATCTCCGTACGCGTCAGCAACAAAAACAATATTTGATCCAGCAGCAGAAATAGAAAAATGTTACTTGAACAAGATTAATCCAATCGAAAGCATCGCTGCTGTAGACTTTACACCTGGCGGCTTTGCGGGTGGCCCTATAATTCAATCACAAGTAACAACACTTAATAATGAAAGTCATATGTCAAGAATTGACTTGAGACGCCTTTTAATTGAGATTAGAAGAACTGCAAGAAAACTTGCGCTTACACATCTTTTTGAGCAAAATAATAAAGATACACGCCGATCTTATAAAGCCGCACTAGGTGAAGCTTTGTCAATGTACAGAGCAGCAGGTATATTAACAGATTTCAGTGTAGTCTTAGATGAAGCTGATAGTGTCAATGAAGAATTACAAAAACAATCAGGAACAGATGCTGAACTCGGTTTATTAAGAGGCCGAGTTTATGTAGTGCCCTCTTCTTTAAACGCTGCTTTGTTTATAGACATGAGTCTAGATATATAATCTAACTACACTATTTGATATATTATATCTACAACCCCAGCAATTTTGCTTAATACGTTTACGCTTGTCTAGCTATCTGTTACTGTTACATATACTGTTTTAGGAGAACAATAAAGTGTCTGAAAAAAGAGAAGGAAACGAAATATTTTCTGCTAGTGCAGCTTCCCAAGCTGGTTTTACTGCAGTTAATGTAATGAAAGAAGACTTTGGGTTCGAGACCCCTGTGGATCTTGTACCTTTACCGTCCAGGGGCGCAATCTATTCTGTAGAGAGTGGTCTTGCAGGTAAAGAAACGTTGGAAGTAAGATCAATGACTGCAAAAGAGGAAGATATTTTAACATCTCGTGCATTGATCAAGAAGGGAACAGTTATAACTGAGCTCATCAAATCTTGTCTTACAGACAAGTCCATTGATGTAGACGACATGATTTCAGGTGACAGAAATGCCGTCATGACTGCACTTAGAATCACAGGATATGGCGCTGATTATTCAGTTGAGCTAGACTGCCCAGCATGTGATGAAAGACAAAAACAATCTTTCTCTCTATCAGATCTGCCTATGAAGTATCTTGAGTTAGTACCAGTTACTGAAGGTGCAAATTTATTTGAGTTCGAACTGCCTGTTTCAAAGAAAAGAGTACATTTTAAATTCCTGACAGGGAAAGATGAAAATGAAATGAACTTGGTTCAAGAAAGGCAGAAGAAGCAGGGACAGAAAATTGATTCTTTAGTCACAAGTAGACTAGGTTATTCCATAATCGCAATTGAGGGTCTAACCGATAGAAATAAGATAGGTCACTTTATTAGAAACATGCCTGCTAGAGACTCGCTTGTACTAAGAAAGCATATGGACAAGAATGAGCCAGGCGTAGATATGAAGTCCTGGATGACATGCATGCATTGCGATGAGCATTCGGAGGTGCGCCTA